TGTAGCATCTTGAATTGCTGATAACTTGGGTGCGAGGGTAGGAATCTTAGCAACAAGTCCTTGTAATTCCTCAATCAGTTCAGCATCTGACTTATGTTTGTTATCTTCCATGTTGATATTAATATTTTGTGATGAGTAGTTACCCAATTCTAATATTAGTTTAGCGCAGTTAAGACGTACTGAGTCTTGGTCTGAATGTAATAGGTCTTCAAGTACATTGATTGCCTTGCCTGATACAGATGTGATTCTTTCTTCATTAATCTTTCTGATTTCTTTTTCGTATTTTCTTTTTAGATAGTATCCCATTTGAGATGGGTTCTTATTATATCCTGCTTTCTGTGCTGACTTGGTTGCGTTAGCCAGTGTATCTCCACTTGTAAAATATTCTACAAATAATTTTTCTTTCTTCTCATCTGCTACTCTCATTCTTCCACCTTTTTTAATAGCCACTCTTTGAGCTTGTTCGTTTGATGTTCAGGTACTGGTATATCAAGTCTGAATTTAATCCATGACTTGTCCAATACTAAACTCCCATCTATATCTGTTCCCTCTTTATCACCTGATATGTGAGAGACTATAGTTATAGTTTTATCATTTTCCTCAACTATTAAACCGAGTGATACACAGTCAGCTAGTTCAGGTTTTAATTCTTTGATGTCCGTCCACCCGTGTGTTGGGGTGACTGCGTCCTCCCAATTTAGGAAAGTAATTATTGGTTGCATTATTTATTCCTTAGATAATTAAGATAGTCAGCGCCCTCCTCAACTTCCCAAAATACTTTGATGAAGTCAGGATGGTCTTCAGTTAAGTTGGTATTAAATACAGCAACAGCACAAGCTGACATCATCTTACATGGAAGATTAAGTTGCTTTGCAAAGTTGTCGTACTTCTTATATGAACCTACTTGTACACAGTGCATAATCTTATCTGAGTTAGCATCCTTGATAGGGCTATATCCTGATACATGAGTATGACCTGCTATAAGTAAGTGGTCTCTTGCATTGAACAATGCGTGTTTAACAATACCGTGTGCTGTATTGTACATTGAATGTCCTCTAAAATTATGAGAACAATTTACTTTGATTTCGTGGTTAGGTAATTTGATTTTAAGTCTTGCGTTATGATTAGAGTATACAGTCTTTAGAGGTTTACACATCCAGTTGATTGGGTCACCCTCCATAGCCCACATATCATGGTTACCTGCAACAATAAATATATAAGGTGTTGCATTGACTAACCATTCTACAAGCGCCCACTGTTGCTCCCCATTTGTCGTTTGGTCTGCCCATAATCCTGCTAACTTACCACGTCTAGCCCAGTTATTAGATAAATCCCCAACAGAACAAGCATACATACCATCTGTTTGATTAACAATATCTATATGGTTTCTTAATGATATCCAATCACACCCATCATCATCAACGTGTGGGTCTCCTTGTATATATAATCCAATAGGTTTCTTATCATCTATCTTTATGTTGATAAACTTTTCAGACTTTTCTCTTGCTTCTTTTCTTTTGAATACTTCTGTTCTTGCATTGATTAGTTCTTCTGTAGACCAATCAAGATTCTGAGCTTCTTCTAATTCGTAATTCTTTGTAATCTTAGGACTAACTGTTTTTTTATTACAAGTCCTGCACTTCCATCTTTTTCTTTTCTTTTCTGTACCACAATGACCTGCTTTAATTAAGTGAGTTGAATCACAATGAGGACATTGTAGGGCATTACCATCCTCGTCTCTTTGTATGATACCTACTCTACTATAGTTACCACCATTATTGTTGATTTGGTATGTCATTTATTTTCTTCCTCATTTATTAAATAATCTAAGTACCATCTTGCTTTCTTTAAATCTTGCACAGGTGTACCCTTATACGGAAATCTTGTAACATACTTGATGATGTTACCTCGAACATAGTCCATATCCCATGACCGTATATACTTAGTAGTTTCTATCCCCTTTGTGTAGTGGGGTGGATTACTAATAAGGTCTTCTTTCTTCTTGCTCATCAATCTTATCCATTATCTCGTCCCAAGTTATTGGTAGACAATTAAAGAATACTACACCACCGTACTGATAGTCAAGTCTTCCTCTTATCCTGTCTTTGATACTGAACCTAGCATTAGGTTCTATGGCATGGATAGCCCTGATGATTTGCATTTCCCTTTTTGTATAAGGGATGTTTGCGCTCATAGTTATCTCCTATTAGTTTAAGCATATAGCCATCTAGTGATGTAATATGACATAACTAATATTAGTATAAATTCTAAGACTGATATCTCAGGTCTTAGATATTTCGTCCTTACCTTACTTAGTAAGAACTTAATTAAGTTTATCATGGCATGAAACCTCTGCTATTTCTAGCTTTAATTAGGTTTCAAAACACCCACTCTAGTCTTGTGAGTTCTATTTAGTTCTTCTTGAAACTTAATCCATTTCTTTATTTGTTTCTGTTTCTTTGTTTCTTTCTTTACCACTTTTTGCATGACCAATACCTAGCTGTTAGTTTAGATTTAGCAGTATCACACTTGTGTCTTGCTCTAAATGATTTACGTCTTGATGGTATGTTCTTTTTAATCTTCATGTTAGCATCACCAAATCTAATGAGCTTAATCTTGTCTCCCTCTTTGGCTAATACAGCAAACTTCTTACCACCTTTACGTGAGTTCTTTGGTTTGTTATATCCTGAGAATTTTTCACCTGCTCTTTCTACTGTCATTATCTATTCTCCACTCTACGATTGATAATCTCTTATCTATTTTTAGTAACTCTTTCATTATATCTTCTTTAATCTTTTGGCGCTCAATAACATTATCAGGAGATGGTATTATTTGATTGTCCATATTTACTAGTATAGACATCTTCTGATTAAGTATGTTTACACTATCATGTATATTTAATAAGCTAGTAAATAAATACCCTAACATTGCTAACAACAATGGTATTGCTGCTGTAATCAATTTATCTATCATCTGCGAGTAGCTGCCGAACCAAAATAAAAACCCGATATCGCTGCTAGAAAATGTGTATCTGCTGTAGTAATTACGATACCACTTAAACCTTTAAATGCTGTAACCTCTTGGGTACTACCAAATATCCACCAACCCTCTTTGACTTGCTCAAGATACATAAGATGTACTTGTACAGATGGGTCTAAGAATACTGCTATCTTAGGTAGACATATAATAAATATAACTGATAACAATGCCATCCATCTTCTTGTTACAGATTGAAAGTGACCACCATGTTTTCTTGCGTCATCAACTGATGCTCTTTCTATCTCTGCTCTTTGCATGAGATATCGTTGTTGGTCTGCGTTATCCTTAGATTTCTGTGACCATATAGATAGTACACCAGTAAGTAATGATGAACCTAACATGGTAATGATTTCAAACGGTATCATTTCTTTGTAGCTTCCTCCATTTCTTTAACTAATCTTTCTCTTAAATCCTGAAATTTTTCTTGGTATTCATCAAAAGATATTAAACCTTTTCTTCTGTCCATATCTAAACTTTTTAATTCTTTTTTGTATTGTGACTGTAGTCCTTTTACTTCTTTACCTTTTAACACAGCTAGTCTTTCTATGTCTGCTGTGTTTACAGTTAAACCAAATGTACTAGCTAATGCTTCTAGCCCTGTTAGTGGGTCAGAATACGTTTGGTATCCACCCTCTTGAAATGCTTGTGTTACTTTTCTTGATGCAGGGGTTAAATCTGCTAAAGGAGTTCCTGCAAATACTGGTAGGTTAGGAACAAAGTCTTGAGCAAACTTAGATGTTCTATTTAAAAATATTTCAGAACGGCTAAGCCCCATCTCATCAAATTTTTGACCAGTAAAACTATCTTGTCCTTTTACAAAAACATCAAGAGCAGTCATACCTATGCCACCAAACTGTGTCGATGCAGGTAAATAAGGAATACCACCTGCTCCTGGTCCTCCCATAGCAAACACATCACCACCAGGAAGTTTCCTAGTTATATCAAAATACTTAGCGCCACCATTGATTCCATCATAAGGTAATCTTATGTTTGCATAAGGCATATCAACAAAAGGATTCTCAAACATTCTTTTTTTTCTAAACTCTTGCATAAGTTTTCTTTCAGTATCTTCTAAGTCTCTTGTAGAACCTGCTGTTTCTCTACCCATATCATTAGCTGCATATCCAAGTGCTGCTAATACTGCAAACTTTTGTGGTCTAACTGCTGCTGTTTCTATCAGTAAAGGTATTATTCTATAACTGTAAGATAAAAATGGTACTGCTACATTTCTAAACAGGTTTACTTTAGGGCTTCTAATATCATAATCAATAAAATATCTTATAGCATCTTTTGCTGCTTCTTCATTAGTATATAACTTACCAGTCTTAGGATTGATTTGTTCTTTTCTAGTTTTGTACAAAGCATATCTAAATATCTTATCTTCTAATTGGTATATGTCTGAAGATAATTTATCGGCAGGACCAAAAATCTTACTACCTTTTCTTAACTGACGCATACCTGTATCAAGCACATCATTCATAAAGTCACCTGTTTTTTCTGCGCCATCAGTTTTGTGGGTTTTAATTAAATCGTCATATACATTTTCTAGATTACCTTGCGCTCTCATTTCTGCTGAAACTAAATCAGCGCTTAGTCCACCCTCATTGTATAAGTCTCTTAAATCTTTAGGTAAATCTTCTAGTTCTACCTTACCTCTTTCGTATGCAAAGATTTGTTTGAATTCTTTAGATGCTTTAGAAAATGTTTTCCAACTCCCGTTAGACATATAGTACATAGAAAAGTTAGCAACTAAGTTATTCATGTGTACAGCAGGATTGTATACAGTTTTAGTTTTCTTCCAAAACCTTTGTAGTTTAAACCACTTGTTTGCTAGTCCATTGCCATACGCAAAGTTATCTTCTCTAATTTTAGTTAATAGTTCTATATCTTTGAATGTATCTTCAGGTACAACCTTTCCGTTTAACGCACCATATTTAGGTATGTTATCTCCTACCTCATCTTTTATAAATTCATTGGGTATAATTTTGTACCCACCCTCTTTCATTTCTTGTAGGTTAGCAAACTGTTTATCTTTTCCAATAAATGTGCTTTGGTCAAAAACATATTTCCCTGCTCCGTCATCTAGTACACCTTTATAAAATCTACCTAAACCTAATGTAGTGTTTAAATCTTTTGCTGTTCTAGATACTGACAATGCAGCATCTTCTATTTCACCAAGTTCTTCTCTTTCTTTTTTTGTAAGTTGTGCAATGATATCGTGTGTACCATCTTCATTATCTTTTACAATAACTCCATAGTTAGACCCTTGGTCTAGGTCACTCTTTTGTGCAATATAATCAGGGTCAGCTTTACTTTGTACTCTATTTATTAGCTTACCTCTTTTTTCTACATCAACGGTATCTGTATCTGCAAATTTTTTTTCGTAATCAGTTTTTATTTTTGTATCTAATATTCTTTCTTGTCTTAGTGGGTCTACAATACCTGCTACTTCATCAGCTTTTACACCTGACCTTACTATTATTCCTCTACCTCTAACACTGTCTCCTCTTATCTTACCTAATACACCTTTAAGTTTTGCAGCTTCTTGTGGTCCTTTAGTATCTAAAACTTTTTGATAAGTTCTTCTTAGGTATGAATCAAGATTAGTTTTAAAAACGTCATCACTTAATATACCTGCATCTCTCATATCTTCACCTATCTTGGTAAAGATTTTTAATTTTTTGTCTTTTAGTTTTAGTAAATTATCAACTACTTCTGGAGATAGATTGTTTTTGTCTGACATCTTAGTTAGGATTTTATCGTCCAAATCCCCACTGAATAATTGATAAGCAAGTTTGTTTTCTTCAGGTGTTAGTTTAGTTAAGTCAGCATGTAAAGAAGAAAGGGCAGACTGATGCCCTGATATTGTTCCTTTCATTTTATTCCACTGGGTATATATTTCAGGAGACATATGTATGTCAGGATTGATAGCATAAACTAACTTGTTTCCTGTTTCTGTATTCTGTAAATAAGTACCTGCTCTTTTGCCACCTAAAAAAGCAAGTGCTGTAATACCTGTGTTAATCATATATTCTTCAGCAGAATTAGAATCTTCTAAATAATTTAAACCTACATATGCTCCACCTAATGCTCCTGTAGCACCTAACGGATTTTTTGTCATAGAGTTCCATAAAGGTCTTCCAACTTTTTCGGCATATTTATTAGCCATAGTCATTTGCTCTGTAAGACCTTTGTTCTTTAATACTTCTTCATCTCTTTCTTTTGCAGATAATTTTTGTAATCTTTGTGTCTCTACTTCATCATCTATCTTTGTTAAGGCAGATGATTCTTCACCAAACCCTAATGCTTTCTTACCTGCTAATCCTATAACACCCGTTATTAATCCACCTGATGCTGCACCATATCCTGCTTGAATCATTTTTTGTTCCCACATTTCTGTGTTGTTTGCAAAAGATGTTTCGTCTGTATATCCTGCTGCACCAAATCCTGCACCATATGCCATTCCTTGTTTAACTAATGATGATATTGATTTAGCTTTAGCTACTGGTATTACCCAACCAAATGGGTCAGCTACTACACCACCCATGTAAGCGCCTAATGCTGCTCTACCATAATCTTTGTTAGCAAATATTCTATTTAATTTAGCTTGGTCTTGTTTCATAGTTTCTTCACCAATACCAAATATTTGTTTTATTCCTCTGTATGTATCTGCAAACCCCATGCTACCTGCGAAAGCCATTGCTTCTTTTCTTGACAGTCCACCTACATCTTCTCTTACAGTTCCTACTTTATCTTCATTAATGGTAGAATATTCTGATGGAGCTGTTTCCTCATCAAACATATTTGACATATCTATAGTAGAACGATTAGGAGGAGTTGTTTGTTCCTCTAATATCTTGGTAATATCTACCACTATTTACCTGCCCACTTATTAAATTGTGCAATGGTATCTTCCCATTCGTGTTTTTCTCCTAATTCTTTAGCTTGTTTTACAGCTTCAATATGTGTTCTTTGTAGTACATCAAATAAACCTGTATCACTTAAAAAGATATCATACATTTCGTTTTTAAATAATTCTTGTGATGGTGGTGGTATGTTAGCAGTTAACAATGCACCGTCTTTTTGTTTAGTCATTCCAAGAACTGGGTCATATTTAAAATATAATTTATCGTATGCACTCAGTGCATCTTTAGCTTCTGCTCTAGTTTCTTTTTTAACTGCAAGTTTTGTAGCAGCAGTATCTTTTTTTAATTTTTGTACGGCAGCTATTTGTGTTGCAGCATCTGTAGATACATCTTTTAATACTCTACTAGCTACATCAAAACCTGATTCCCCCATTTGTCTTTGTCCCATAATACCTATACCTGCCCTTATTAGAGCAGCATTTTGTATAGCTTTTAGCATAGACTCAGTATCTCCTGCTGTAGTAGGAGCAAGAAGTTCTCCGATGCCTGATGCTAAATCTTTTTCTTCTTTATCTATAGCCATTAAAACATTCCTCCTTGTCTTCTGTATCTTTCATATGGGTCTTCGTCATCAAACATTAATCCTCTAGTTGCTGTTGGAGTATCAGTTATAGTTGGAGCTTTAGGTTTATCCTGTTGAAATGCACTTAATAAAGTTATCAAGGTATTAGGTGACATTCCTTTGGTAGCTTCTGATACAGCTTCAACTGCTTCTTTACCTTTAAATTTACCTGTAGATAAATCATATGTGTCTTGTAGATTCGCTCTCATAGTAGCCATTGGGTCAGGTGCAGCAACAGTTCCTTGTGTAATGTCTATTGGTCTTACACCTGTAAGTGCATCAAAAAATCCAATAGGTTGTCCATCAGGTCCTATCTGCCCCATGATTGGTTTAGCTTGTTGTGCATCAACTTGTCTTTGCATTTGTGCTTTCACTTCAGGACGCATACCCATTAGTCCACTAGTATATTGTTCTACTTCTCCAGTTACTGGGTTAGTATATATTTTATCTAACCTTTCTTTTTCTTTTTCTTCATCTGATTTAAAAAGATTCCAGTTCGCTATTTCGTTAAATAATCCTAACATGTTATCTCCTAATCAAATAAACTGCCAATCGCTAATGTAGCTGCTACCATAGCAGCAGTTGTTGGTTCCATGGCTATTGCTGACGATGTTAAACCACCGTAAGCACCAGTTCCAAGTAAACCTGCTCCTATTGCTTGTTGCATAAACGATGGGTCTCCACCTTGCATAGATGATGTTGTTGACCCAGGCAATATAGTTCCAAGAGTTATACCAGAGTAATCTCTTAATGATTGTAACGGTGCTTGTTGCCCAAACTCAAACCTAGCACGTGCTTCATCTATAGCTTGTTGTTGTCTTGCTTGTTCAGCTAAACCTACTTGACCTAATGTCTGAGCAGGAGCTAACCCCATTTGCATAACAGATGGCGCTAAACTAATTGCTCTTTGTTGAGCATCAACAGCATCTTGATATGCTTTAGAATACATTTGAGAACTGATATCACCTGCCTTTTGCAAGTAATCTGATATTACACCTTGTTCAAGTATAGCTTGTCTTGTGCCACCTAGCTGTCCTGCTTGGGTAGCGCCACGTCTTGCTTGTTGTAATAATCCTTGTGCCTGTCCATATACTGGTCTTAGCGCAGCTTCTGTTGCACCTGCAAGATATGGATTTTGTGATAACATTTGTGGTTGCATTAATCCAAATTGATTTGCTAACGCAGCTTGTTGAGCCATAACTTGTTGGCTACCTAATGCTTGTTGAGCAATCATTGCTTCTGCTTGTTCAGTCTTTTGACTTGGACTTGCATATGTTTGTCCAGGGAAAAACTGCATTGGACCTTGTTGATATAGTCTTTGTGATTCTCCATATATATCAGTTAGATAGGGTTGTTGCCCTATCCATGGGTCGGCTTTTTGTACAGTTTGGGTTGTACCTCCACCACCTTTACTCATAAATGTTCTCCTAATGTATTGTTGTGAGTTCTTTTCCAACTATCGAATATGTTTGTTCATATCCAAAGTTTTTTAATTTCTTAATAAATCCTTTTCTGCATACTGTTTCCATGGCATCACAGTCTTGTTCTGTTGACCATTCTTCTAGTACATCTAATACCTGTGCTACCCACTCATCCATTCCATCTCCACCTAATGTAACAATACGGCAGACTTTCTTCTGTGGATAATTTATTATTTGTGTAGTAACTACAGCTTTAATTTCTTTCCCGTTGTCTTCATCAAATACAACCCATAGTTGCATCTCTGCATCTTTTAAAAAATAATAGATGTCATGTTCATTCATTTCTTCTTGCGCTTTATTTATACCCATCACTACATATTTTTCACATTCACTCCATACATCATCAATGTATCGAGCAGGTATTCCTGAAACGTATATCATTTATTTCTCCTATTGACTTACTTGTATAATACTTATTGTAGCTGATGGAGTAGCAGGTGCAAATGCTGTAGCTGCTAATGGGTCTATATCTATATCGGTGTCATCTGCTGCCATCATTGCTTGTAGATAATCACCTGCAGTTATGTCAAATATCCCTGCTTTAGATAGTGTTCTTCTATGGTCATTAGTTGCAAGTGTATGTGCTATTCCTGCTCCTGTTATATCTGTACCATTTATTCTTGGGAAAAACCATATATCTTTGTTGTTACCACTTTGCGAATGTAACAATGCAGAGAAGTTTACATAGTATTTACCACTACGACTAAATTCTATCTTAGATGTATCAACTCCATTAATTGTAATTCCTTGTGAATATACTAATGTATTCCAAGTTATAGCTTGTGCTGTATCTACAGTAGCTATATTCTGTGCTGTTGTATCGGCAATCTGTGCAAAATCACCTGCACCACTACCACCTGCAAATGCTCTCCATACAGTGCCATCATAGTAATATAGGTTTTCACCTTGTCCTGGATTCCAGTTAGTACCATCAGCATAAGCAATATCACCTTGCTTTACTCTACTAGGTTCAACATTCTTTTCTTCTATAAATGCTATAGGGTTTTCTTGTAATGCCCCCTGTAGCTTAGTCAGTTCTTCAAAGATATATCTAGGTAAATCTTCTGAGTTAGCAGGTACAGGATTAGGTACATACTTAGGAGCTTGTGCCATTATCTTTCCCCTATAACTTCATACTCTAAATCATAGCCATTAAGTTCAAATGGACTGTTATCTGTGTGTTGAAATCTTACTGCGATGTATTTACCTGTCGACCTGCAATCTACTTTATTATTAAGTGTTGGGTCAAAGTTTTGTCCTGTTGTATAAGTATATGTTCCATTAGGTGACATAGAACTTCCAACTGATATAACCACTTGTCCTGACCCTGCTACTTTAGGTGTTAGTTTTCTTACTTGTTTAACAGTATTGGTATTACCATCTAAGGTTAACCCTTTTCTTTCTAGTGTCGATATGTAGTTTTCACCATCGAACTGTCTGCCAAAATCACCACGATACAATTTAGTATCAGATGTTCCTGCCATCAGTATACTTCTTTCTGTAGGATTATAGGTTCTTTCTCCCCATACCCCACTATAATCTGTCCATGTATCTGTCTGTGTATTCCAAGTTATAGATGTAGAACCAGGGTCTACAATTCCATTACCAATATGATATATGTCAGGCAAATCACGAAAAGTAAATGAGTTATTAACATAGTTATAAATTAATGCTTTGTTACAATATTGCGACCCTACGGTAGGATAGCATACCCACATTTCTGTTTGTTGTACGTTATGTGCAACAAAAGTGAGATTATAGTATGCATCATTTATGTTATCAAATAATTCTTTTTTAACTAAATCAGTAGCTACAGATTGTTTTCTTACTCCATCATGTACTACTAAATCTCCTTGAGTAACTACAAAATGTTTACCATCAAACTCAGCTACACAATTTCTACTTAATACACCTGTATCGTTAAATAACTTTTGAAAACTAAATACTAAATTACCACCAATGTAGTTAGCTAACCATGTAGAGTTTTCTTTGTATATTACAAATGATTGTTTAAGTGCTAGACCATCAACAATAAAATCTGACTCATCACCTATAGTAACTTCCCCTGCGTCATTGGTTGCAGACGGAGACCACGATGATGGGTAACTAAAGTTTTCTGCTGCATCACCCCATTTAACTTTGTTAGGAAATTCTGTACTAGATGTTGTTATTCCTAATGCCATTAAATAATTACCAAATGATTTAATAGTTTTACATATGTCTGCTGCATCCCAATTAGGTAAATCTACAAAATTAGTAGCCCCTACGTTAGGTAATGCTTGTGGTTTATCTACACCATTACAAAAAACAGGAAGACCATTATATACAGTTCCTGTCCAATTACCTAATGTAACTAGATTAGTGGCATAATCGCCACCTGAAGTCCTTGTAACGTCTGTATGAGTAGTACCATCAGTTCTATAAATCTTTGCTGTGCCTGGATAAAACCAATATGATGCTGTTCCAGTAGACCAGTTAAGTACAAAGTATGG